AGTAGCCAATGGCGTCGTGACCATAGGTAGTTGTCCACCCAACATACAAACTAGAGCCTGGGTTACAAACATTTGCATAACTAGGATTTGTAGGTTCGCTTGCATGAACGCGTACAATACGGTTGTCGGAGATGTCACCAGTCGTGCTTAAACAAATATTCTCAAATGCCATTAGATCGCCGCCAATCTTTGATACTTAGTAAGTATGTCAACGATTTCCTCAGCCATACTTCCATCAGTGGTCCCGTTGACGTTGATCCCGTCAAAGTAGTAGTTGATAACCTTAGATCCCGTATCCGTATTTGAATCATTTCGTCTACTATTCAGGAATGACGTATTCAGATTAGTTCCAAACGTTAGACCTGGCTGTCCGAATACTGATGAGATAACTCCATTAGCTGCTGTCACATTTGATAGATCAACAACCGGAGTAATCACAGGTTCTGAATCGAGGTCTGTAGTTAGCGCATCTGATAGTAGAGAGATAGAATCTGACATAGCACTGATTGAACTACTAGCCATACTATCAGTGGCTTTTTCCACCTGGTTGTTCATAGCGGTTATACCCTGAATAAAACCTTCAGGTACGCCACGACCAATCTTACGGAATACTTTTGAAGGTGAATTTATGTCCAGCGTATCCTTTGCTGTATTAATAGCTGATGATGCAATACTAGTAGCTGCGTTAATCAACTTTCCAGGCATTGAGGTAAGGCCATCGATGAAGCCTTGTATTGCACTTTTACCGGCCTCAAGAAAATCATCTTTAATTTTCTTAACCTTCTCAACCAAACTATTAAAGGCATCTTTGACACTATTCCAGAATGTATCTGGATCGATATCGAAGCCTTCCATAAAACCATCTAGAATAGATTTTGCAGCATCAAGAGCTTTTCCCGGCATAGTGGCTAGGAAATATCCGATTTGCTCAAACACAGCATTTATGAGATTCCAAATAGCATCTTGGAATTCTTGTCCGTGTTCACTAATACCTTCAGCAACGCCATTAATAAATGAAACAATAAAGTTAATTCCGGCATCAATGATCCGAGGTAATTCGGTCGCCATGCCATTTACGAAATTAACTATAACTTCGCCGCCAGCTTCAACTATAGGCTGAATATGCTCACTCAAAGTCTGTAATAAGGCCTCTATCAAACCATAGACGCATTCCAGAATAACCCTTTGCTTAGATGTAACAACATCGATAGCTGTTTGTATCAGTGTTTCAACTATAGATTTAACAGAAATCGAAATATCACCGATCTTGGCCGCGATTCCAGCGATGAATGATGCAATAAACTCTACTGCCAAAAGTGCAAGAACCGGAACTATAGCCAGCAATGACACCAAAACTCCAGCCAAGGCTGCTACGCCAGCCGTTCCGGCAGCGGTTAACGCCGTTAATCCAGCGGCGAATAAGAACACGCCTGCACCAGCTAACGCCATACCAGCGCCGATAAGCACGATAACCCCAGCGACCTTCATAAGCGGTCCTGTAACTTTTGATAAAGCGACACCAGCAACGCCTAATATCGTAAATGCTGCAGCCATAGCAATAGTCATCGTGATTATCTGAACAAAAGACATCTTAGACAAAATTATCAATTGTGGAACTAATATAGCTAATGCTGCTGCGACTATAAGCATTGCCGCTGCACCAGGAACCGCTTCTTTCATAATTGCACAAGCAGCAACCAGAGAAAATAAACCAATAGCTAGCACAGATAATGCAACGCCAGCTTCCTCCCAGCTCATACCTTTTAGCATGTTCAGAGCTAAAGCAATAACTATCAAAGCACTAGCCATAATCAACATACCAGCTGCGCCTAAGGCTGAATCTTTTGGCAAAAGTTTTAACGCTCCTACCATTATACCCATGGCTACGGCCGTTGTAATGAGACTCTTAGCCATATCTTCCCAAGACATAGTAGCCATAATTTTCAAGGCCGCTGATATAATCACTAATGCGACGGATAGTGGTAATAAACTAGATGCTACTTTCCTGAGTTCATTTGGCTTTACAAGCCTACTAAATATCCCTAATTCCAGTAGTATTCCACCGAGCCCAATTAAACCTTTTCCAAGTTCATTTAAAGACATTGAGCCCAATATCTTAAGCGCTGCAGCAAGAATTACAATAGATACGGCGAGCGACTTAAGCTGCTTTCCAAGTTTAGATAACTCTTCGAACTTAGCAACTCTTAGAAATATCGCTAATTGGCCCAGAACACTAAACAGTGTAAACAATGACTTGATACTATCTTCATAGTCGATAGTCGCTAACACCTTTAAGGCGACAGCTAATATCAGTATTGATACCGCTAAGCTTGTTAATTGTGCACCAATACTTCTAAGCTCCCAAACGCCTTTTGCATTAACAAGTGATACACTGTTAATATAATTGAATGCTGCACCCAAAGCAATAAACAAAGAACCTATTACAGCAATTGACTGAGCTAATCGGCCACTGTCGATACTACTTATAGCTACTAACGCTGCGGCCAATAAAGCAATTGCAATGGCTATCTCAATCAGCGTTGTTGCATTAATAGCGTTAGTAAGCTGTCCAATTGCACTGGATAATTGATTACAAATTTCTTTAAATGGACCGGCACCTTTGGCGGCATCCTGCATTCCACCGCCCATAAAAAATTCTTTTAATTTTGCAATAGGAATGGCGAGCTTATCAATAGCCTTAGCTATTAGAACACTACCTCCGATAACGCCAGCTTTTGTAGCGTCAAAGTTACTTAGAAAATCTTTTACCGATTGAACTATCGTAGCGAATACTTGTTTTATCGGTTCAACATAACTTAGCAGTTTATCTCGTATAACTTGAATAATAGCTACTAATTTATTCTTTATCTTCTCTAGACCCTCTTGTACAGAGGTTGTATTTACAATAAAATCACCAAGTCTGGCAGCAGCCTTTAGAAGAATGTTTACAAAAGAAGCTACATAAGGCGTAATTGCCGAAAATATCCCGAGACCGTCTCTTAACACGCCCAGTACCATTTTTACAACAGTGAACAAGCCCTTAAAAGCACGCTTCAAGTAATCTTGCTGTTCGCCGTTCAGTCGTAAACTCGATGTGAATTTGCTAAATGCCATAGCAGCATTAACTGCCGAGGTACCCAACTGTTGTATTGTAGGAAGATTTGGAAATATCTCATTAAAAGCCTCACGAATAGGTGCGACTATTGATGAGATTACCTTCTTTATACTAATGGCGATAGTTGGTAATGTACCCAATACAGGCATAAATGATTTGTAAATATCATCTAGAATATTTCCGATGCTTTCCATGCCAGATTCCATGGCATCAGCATTATTAAGAGTATCTAAGAAAAGTATAAGTCTTTCAGTAAGGCTATTAAACGCCGAAGCATACACGGTGACTATAGGCGCCATAGCACTCTTAAACGTATTGATTAAAGGAATCAATGCCGTAAATATCTGGCGCATATTATCTAGGTACGGGCTAGCAAACTCGGCACCGACTCTTGATAAAGCTGCACGAACATTAGACATTGCACCACTGAAAGTCTTGTTAGCATCTTTCGCATGCTCACCGAAAGCACTGTCCATGGCGGAGGCAAATGTTTTAAAGTCGATTTCGCCATCCGACACCATTTGTCTAACTTCTTTTTCGGTTTTGTTCAAATATGTTGCAAGTGTTGCAGCCGCGTTCAAACCTCTCGACGAGAAACTCTGAAGATCTTCGGCGTACACGCGGCCATTACCAGCAACTCTTGTAAAAATCTGCGAAATCTCTTCATAAGAACTACTAGTCATAGCTGCTACGCCAGAAATACCCCGCAGAGCAGTCTTCATGTCGTCACCTAATGACACCTGAGAAGCAACTAACTGTGAGGCCGCCTTCGCTGCAGCATCCAAACCATAAGCTGTATCTTGTACACCATAATTGATGTCTTCTTGAATATCTTCCCAGGCTACCCCAAGGCCTTCCAACTGAAATTTAGCTTGCTCAATGTTCTGCGCACGGGTCATGCCGCCTGAGGATATTAGACTTGTAACACTTGAGATCGCGCTTGATAATTTATTCTGGATAGACGTGGTAATGTTGCTGATCACAGTCATCCCAACAACTTCAAGCGCTGAGAAATGCATACTTAAGGTTTCAACTGCTGACGATGCGACGTTAGTAGCTGTGGAAATTCCAGAAAAGGATTTAGCTGTACTATCCAGATTTGCGTTTTTAATAGAGGTGGACTTTAGTGTATTGTTAAACAGCGATAAAGCTGAAGTAGATTCTTTAATCTTTGAAGCAAATCCAGAATTATCGAATTTTAATGATACAATGGATTCATCAATGTTAGTACTCATAGTATCGTCTGGACCTCCTTCTTAACACTCTTAGATATATCATCAAATATTGGTTTTATGGCAGGATTAATGTAATCGGTTCCTTGAACGTACCCACCAGTACCAGTTCCATGCCCATATTGTAAAATAATAGCCACACAGACACCGTCATTATGGTTTGTATTATACCAAGTTATAGTTACTTGTGTATTTGTGGAATCTATCTTGTATCTCCATGATTCAGCAGTAAGTCCGCTGTCTTTTGGTGTGTTCTTTGCTAATGCGTCCACGCCCATCTGACCGTATTTGGAAAATTGAAACTTGTTAATAATATCTTGTAATTTGGTAAGCACTTTGGGTGCTCTTTTATAGGGTGTGGCGCTTACAGAGATCATCTTACCCCTTAGTGTTGTACTTAGCTTGGCGTGCTTTGTTCAAAGATCTATTTTGAGCCATAATTTCACGCTTAGACATCTTCTTAGGCTGTGCATTCTTAATAGAACAGACTCTAATCAAAGTCAATAGTCGATTCAGATGCCATTTCTGGCATTCAAATGGTATTCCATACGCAATCATCTGATAATATATGATTTCATTAGTAATAATTTCTCGGCTTCGCTGCGTATTAGTCTCACGAAACCAAGTTGCTGTATTAGGATCTAAAATATAAGTATTTATCTCCTCAATATTATCGGCGCTCAGTGCTAAATAGACATTTGGATCGATATTTGATGTAATTGTCATGCATTTGATGTAGTCTAAGAGTTCCTCCGTGGTTTTATCCTCAGAAGATATGAAAGGCTTATGCCACTTTGCTTCCCACTTAGAGACGGAAAGTAGAGAATGCTCCAAATTCAATGCCTGTGACTTAACTGCGATGAATTCACCGGTCTCTTCGTTATAAAACTCTGATGATGGTATTGTAATTGTAAGCATCCTCTACTCGTTTCCCTAATTAGCTGGCTTAAGCACTTGTTGAGTGGCATCTTGGTTGGCTTTGCTAGCTGCCGCAGCAGCAAGATCCTTCGGAAGAAGACCATTAACAAAGTCTGCTGCCGCCTGCTCATCGGTTAGCAATTCCATAAGTAGAACGCTATATGCCTCACTCTGCTCAAAAGCTTCAGACATCTCTGCAGACTTGACGAAACGCTTACCATCAGCAGATTTCTCGCCATAGCTCTTGAGAATAATATCTTTGAACAACTTAGACATTTGTACCATGTCTGTTTCTTCAACAATCTTCTCTAGAACCCTAGACAAACCTCCCGCAACAGACCATTGCATCTCAACAAGTTCTGCTTTTGACAGGTTGAAGTAGAAATCCTCGGTATGCTCAACATCATTGTAATCTACATACGTAATCGTCTTCTTAAGCATTTGTTTCTCCTTTCAAGAGATTCTCATTTTGAATTTTTTAGCCGACTGCCTTCACGCCGAACATTGTGATTACCTCAGATGGCATAGGCAGAGTTGGCTCAGAGCTTTCACCACCATAGAGCTTAGCTTCGAAAGCCGCAAGCTTAGTTGCGTCTGCACGACGAGAATCAATCGTAATCGTGGCAACTGGCTTATAGCCTGTAACGTTAACTGGTACGGTCTCAACCTCCCAGCTAAACGTAATTGCGTCTGGTGAATCGTTAATCGTTGCATATGCCTTCTCAGATGGAGAAGCTGTGCAGCCATATACAAGATGAATCTTATAACCATCATCAGACTCTGTAGCAGTATCATTACCAACATTGGTGCGATAAGCAAACGCAAATGATTTGCGAGCCTGCTGACCGAAGATTACGCCATCGGCGGCTTCAACAGAACCGTCACAGGCCTCGAATTCGTCTGGATAGGTGTACGCTTCAATTGTGCAGCCGAAAGTTTCTGCAGAGCGCATTGTTGCATACTTAGCATTGTCTGCCCAAAGGTCGGTTGCCTCAGCACCGGAAGGTGATTCGGTTACACCTGTAAGGCCGTTCCATGCTACGCCAGTTCCATAAGTACCGGCATCAGTTTGTACATACAGAACACCACGATCTACGCCAGTTTCGTAGTATCGCTCTCCTGTTTTATCCCATTCAAGAGCAGTCATGTCTTACTCCTTAGTAATAGACTTCAAACACATCGTGATTTAGATTGTCGGAGGTGAAATGTCTCTGATAACTCGTATAAGGTATGGAAAGGATAGGTTCCAAATACGGGCTGTCAGGATCTTTATCGATCACAGTTAGTTCATATCGGACTTTGTTGCGATAGCGAGAATTATTCGAATAGTCTGACTGAATATCATCCCGCACATAGACGATACATGGGTATTCCATGTTAATAGTTTCTGGGGGTTGATAGTAAATAGGAATTTCACTTTTGGTAACCTGGGCTAGGAGTGTATGAAAATCCAACCTAGACATTATATACACCTCCAACAGATAGAATAAGACGGGGGTACTGTACTTCAGCAGAAGTTATGGCCCAGTTGACCCCCATCCAATTCACATATCGAATCGCATAGAAGTTTTCATAAGCGTATTCATCAGCCATAATACTCAGAGTATTACTAATTGTGTAATTATCATTTGTGGAATCCCCGGATTGCCACTTACGATAGTCTCTGGTAATGTCGCCGTAATAATAACGCTCGGTAATCTCCTCAGTCCAAACTCCAGGAGTTGTTTCGACTGTTTCACTAAATGCGACAACCCCATAGAATTTAGTCATTTTGAATTCTCCTAGCGATCTCGGGATTTACTAGCCCTGAGCCTTGGTCTGCTCAAGAGCGATTGCTGAGTATGGCTTGTAAAGCGCACCAGAGCAACGAGTTTCGATCAGATACTCGTACTTGTTGTAATTCAGATCGAAGTCGTCGAACAGTGATACTGCGCCACCCTTGTCAGCGCCAATAGTATAGTCGTTAAGATTAACGATAAGAGCCAGAAGTTCCTTAGAATCCTCTTCACGAGTTACGCCTTCGAGAATCGGAACCTCAACAACAGCCTTTACGCGCAGTGCAGTTGCAAGCTCTTCTGTTGTCTTGTACAGACGGTGACCGATCTTGTCGGTAGCAAGAAGCATGTCGTTGATGATGTCTGTGCAAGCATACATGGTTGGGTTGCCAGAACCCTTATAGTCCTTACGAGCGCGAAGAGCAGCTTCAACAAGAGCGTTTGACTTCTCTGTTGTATCAGCAGCTGCATCATAAGCAACCTCATAGTGGATTGTATACATGTCATCGTCCTGATAGATAGGACGAATGTTGTCTTCCTTGATCTTGTCTTCATCAGCAGCTGAACGACCGTCGCCAACGAGGATAGCACGAGCAAGTTCCTCGTCAAGCATCATACGCATTTCAGCCTTCAGCCATGCTACAACATCGATGTCTGTGATGTCAATGATGTCATCACGATCAAGCTTCTGCAATTTGTAAACAGTCTGAGGTGTTGTGCTACGCTTCAAGAGTTTGAGCTGCTCTTCAACCTTCTTGTTACCCTTGATGTAACCTTTAGCACGAGCCTCGTCCGCTGTGATGTTAGCCGCGGTTGACTTGATGCGAGCAAATGGAGTCTTACGAGTACCATTCCATACTTCGTTCACCCAAGTCATGTCACGAGAGATCATCTCAGGTGTTGGAGTTACAGTCTTAGCCTCTGGGAAGAGAACATCAATGTCCTCAATGCCATGTGCGAGGAACGCATCTTTCAGTGAGCCATTACCTGAAGTCTTTGCCTCAGCAAAAGCAGCTTCTACATCAGCATGGGTAAGGTATGTACCTTCTTCGTCGCATTCGAAAATATTGTGTTTCATATCATCCTCTTCATCAGAACCGCCATTTTGATTTTCTTCGAGTGCCTTCCCAACTAGGAAGTTCAGTACTGTACGTTGCTCATCAGTCATAGAATCTACAACGTCTTTTACAGTCTTGTCGTCAGCCATTTCGTCATCCTTTTCATTCTTGTCAGGTGTTTCGTCTTTCTCTTCAGACTCTTCGACTGCTTCTGAGGGTTTCTTCTTATCTTCCTCATCTTCATCATCAGCATGCTGAAGAGACAGACCTGTATAGATTACAGCTTCGTCTTCTAGATTCTCATAGTATCCATCAGAGTGAGCAATACACACGTTATCAATCAATGCACCAGGATTCGCTGGAGCGATCACGAGACTTACTTCTCTAATCAAACCATGAATTACATCATGACCTTGCTGCTTAAGTTTATTTGCATAAATAGACATGGAGGTAATGTCACCATGCTTTACGAGCTCTTTAGCATTCTGCCCCTGTGGCGTGTTGTTGAACACACCGTAAGCATATACGCCATCGTCTCGATTCTCTAGAATTGCGTGGCCTAAGATGTTGTCCGGCTCCATGTGATTGTGCTGCCAGACCAATGGCACCGTGACGCCATCATTGGCCTTAAAAGCACCTCTACGAATCACTCGCCCGTCAGCGCATCGAAGGTCGTTTTTAGTAGCATAGCCACTAAAATCATACTTCATTAGTGCTCCCATCGTTAACGGTTACTGGATCTTCAAGTTGTTCGCTAGACGCATTGAGATTCTTATTGCGCAATTCATCTGCACGAGGATCATCGACCGGTTTGTATCCGATAATCGCACGTAATTCATTGCCGCTAAGAATTTCGTTGCGAGTGAACTTATCTGCAAGCTCCGCCATCTCGGATACTGGAACCAAGCTGAACGGATCATTGAAGAACTCAATTGACTGCCCCTGAGAGCGGGCAGTTTTAGTTAAGAATTTACGCTTCATCTCTATCGTAATCGCCGATAATATCGGCTCGATAGTTCTGTTATGGTAATTCAAAGTAATTTTGTCATCAGCTGTACCATCAAATATCTCTGGCGTAACGCCGAGCTGATTGTAAAGCTGTTTTGTCAGATACTCAATCTGTGTTAATAACTGATTCTCTAGAGAACGATTCAATTGCGTAATCTTCTCGGTAGAATCAATGTATGCTACACCATACTTGGAATCTTGTAACTGAGATTCAAGTTCGCTTCGACGTTTCTCAGCTTGAGCCTTACGAGTAGGGGATTTAATTGTGTAAGGTAGCTGAACAATGAGATCAAGTTTAGAAGATCCACTTTGTTCATCGACCATGTCAAGCAATGCTAGCTTGTGAATCAAACGACGCAGTGTAGAATTCGGCTCGTTCATCACCGCATACAATGGATTCTCTACAATAGCGACGCTTTCCTTGGGCAGCGTAATTTCCTGACGCTTACCTTCGAGGTCATTGTATACTTCTACTCGTACTGCTCGTGGATACCATGCTGTAACTTTTCCAACTCTGAGCGTTTCGATGTCAAACGAGTTAGCATTTGTAATATCCACATTCGTGTCCACGGGAACCGCTACAGCGCAGCCTTCATCAAGCATTGTGAGGACTAGATCCATTACAAAGGACCTAGCCGTCTGATCAATGTTTGCTGACAGTGACAGACAGTTATTCAAACCAGATTCAATAGTCTCTTTAAACATGCCATTTTGATCTATTCGAACATGCCTAATGTCTACCGATGCGACATCGATAGCAATCCTATTGTAGATGGATGTAACGATTGTCTGTTCGGTTCCACGTTTCAACCTATGATGGTCAATTCTATAGGTAGTAGACTGACCATGTGTATATGCTGAATTGTCGAAGCGTTTCTTATCATCGGCTACGAATGCGTTCCATGCATGCATGAGACGTGATCCAAACGATATCGCCAATTTACACGCTCCTATTTCTTTGTGATTACTTTCTTTACAATCTTGGACGCAGCAGTATTTGAAAGCTGAGATGTTAACGTATTAGCGAAAGTGTTTACTTGTTTTTCAAGATAGGTCTTTCCTTTACGAACATTCTTTTCCTGTGAATCAAGAAGATTTGAATACTGTTGCTCTAGCTGCATGCGTCTTATTCGAGCCTGAAGCTCACTATCACTCATAGTATTAATGTTTGTATACTTCTTGGAGCGTTCACTTTTAAGATTCTGCTTATAGGTCTTCTTTTGCTTACGCTCCGATGCTACCTTAGTACCACCATAGCGTTTCTTGCCGGCCTCGGTATAAGACCCATCAGCATTCTGATAGCGTCTTACGCCCCATTTCATGCCTAGCACGCCGTAGTGGCGTAGTTCATCTTGTCTCATTCAAACTCCTCTTTATTAGCCTTGTACGCCACATAGGCATCCATCATAGCTGATACATTATCGATCTTTTGCTCGTAACGCTTCTTAAGTAATTTACGGTTTCCATTTGTATCTTCTAACGTAATACAGTTTCCCATGGCGAAGGTCATTAATGATTGATCGAATAAGAGGAGTCGATCTTCAGCTAATTTCTTAAGTTCTCCTAACGGAACGGTTTCGGTCTTTACACCTTGAATAACCTTCTCAATACCGTACGGGCCATTCTCTTGGCTCCAGCGTTCCACGAACTCTCTGGCGTTGTAAGGATCGTAACCAAAGGCACGAATATCATACTGCTGGTCAGTTATGTACTTGTCAAGATCATCGTATACTTCCATCATGTCAAGAACTGTACCATTCAGTACAATAAGACTTCCTTCTTCTATAAATTCTTCGTATTTAGCTCGCATAGCATTTGGAAGTTTCCCCAAAGTATTTGTGCTAATATAACTTCGAGTCTTTACTCCAAACTGGTCGCCACGCAAAGGAAATATAAATGTGAATGCACAGAAGTCGTCACCTTGCGATAAGTCTGCTCCCATAGCACATGGCATAGACCAAAAATCACGTCTACGGTGCGGAAGTGTTTCTTCATATGTAAAGAAATATGTATAGCCTTCCATAGGAATACCAAAACGTTTAGCTAAAATATCATTACGCACAGAAGGGTTCTTTTCAGCACGCTCGACGTCTAGCTGATAGGTTTCATAGCTTATGGTCTTGCCAAGATTTGGATTTGCCTTAAGCCACATAGACGGATCGTTAACTTCTTTAATATCATCTAGACGGTAGTACCAAATGGATACATGAGGGTTTATGTACTCTCCCTTTAAAATATCCATGATCTCCATCTTGATTGTATCACCAGAACCATTACGAACGGTGCCTTCAGATGAAGTAGCTACAATTAGGTAATCGTCATTCTTAGAAGCACCCTGTTCGATAGCTCCAACAACATCTTCACGAATATCTCCTGATAACCATTCGTCGATAGTAGCGACTTTGCATCTAAGGCCCTGTAGCTTGTCTATGGACATCGGACGAACTTCCACTAAAGAACCTGTGAGGAAATTCTCAACACCTTTCTTAGTAGATGCAAGCTTTTTACGGTTAGCTGCTGAGCCAGTAGTGTTCTGCAGCGATCCTTCGGTCAAGAACTTAAACAATGGTCCACGGCTTCTAGTAATAGCCGTTCGCATCGGCGACATTATCTCATCGGCTTGTCGCATTGTAGGAGCGGTTACAACCTGATGAGTAGTTGCAGCGTCTATGTTTAAATAATAGTTCTGTATGCACGATGAATACATTGACTTAGCTGCACCACGAGCGACTATTAAATATTGTTTGTTGATCAAACGCTTCTTTATCGTCTTAAGTTCGTAGCGTCCACCATGCCCGTCCTCATCAGGAACCCATACGCTTCGTTCTACAAAATAGAACCAGGCGAATATAGACTCGGCCCATAGTTTGAACGAGTCTAACAAATATAAATCGCTGCCATCGGTCAGAGTAAGTTCCTTTTCGCAGAACTCAACAAAGCCATCAATGGCTTTATCGTCGTAATATATGCCTGGATTCTCAATTAGTTGATCTATGCGATTCATCTCCATTGAGATCTCCCGACATACCGGAATATCACCTCGAATCACAGCATCTCGAAACATGCCGTAGTATTTCGGGGTGGCTGTGTTTGAAAGTGTCATTTAGTCCTCTATGATAAATATCCGTGTTTCTTGTAGTAGTTATACTCGGCTTCTCTATAATCATCAGGATCGTCACTAGATAGATCGACGCCCATCTCTTTATAAATATCCGCATATGAGAAATTAGAATTCTTACTGGCAGACTTAGCTTTTTTGTAAGCATCACTATCAGGGCCAAGTGTAGGCTTGTATGTACTCTCTGAGCTTGCCTTGGAACTACTTGACTTAGAATTATTTGTTGTAGAAGTTGAGTTATCTAGAATATACTTAGCCTGTTTAGCGTAGTTGCTATTCACGGCGGCTTTTCTTGTAGTATCCTTAGTTACTGTTTTTTTTTTAGTGCCAGTTTCATTATTAATGTAATCTTCACGCATTAGATACTGTTGTACAGATAAACCTGTGATTCCAGTATTAACGTCAAACATAGATTTTAGAAACGACCTCCCGCGACTATAGCCAGCGCTTCTTGCCATATCGTATGTTCGTGCAGCTGCTGTGCTAAGTAAAGCTTTTTGTACGATGGATTTACCAACAGAAGTTGTCTTCGCATAGGAAAGCTGTTGATCATCAAACTTTTGTGAAGCCGTGGCTCTAGCACGAAGCTCTTTGGCATTGCTTGCACCTTTTGCTTCAGCTTTGGCAGCTTTCTTTTCACGTTTCTTAGTCGCTTGAGAAGTATAAGTATATGTTTTATTGTGCTTCTTACCAAGAGCAGTCAAAGACCCATCAGCATTCTGATAGCGTCTTACGCCCCATTTCATACCTAGTACGCCGTAGTGGCGTAATTCGTTGTTTTGCATTATGGCTCTCTCTCTCTCTCTAATAGCCGAGCTCTTTTTGCATCTTATATGCCGTTTGCATTTGCTTGTTTATAGACTCGTTGAATTGTTTATTTAAAGAGTCCAGATCAGAATTTAGCTTTGAAAAATCAAACTCTTTTACAGTCTTTAGTTTCGAAGTGCTAGTATTGCCAGACTGTGAGAGAATTTGACTAACTTGTTTCTCTACGCGTTTAGCAGCCTCCGTCTGAGCCTTTTGGCGAGCCTGCTCATACTTAGCATTATCCTTTTCAATATTCTTGCGAACATCGGCTAAATCTTTGGAAAGCTTATTTAAGTCCGTGGCCTTTGCGTTGTTGATCGTAGCGGACCTTTTAGTTTTACTAGTAAGAACTTCAGCTGTATTAGAAACTGCTTTCTTAGCAGTTGAGCTACTTTTATCAGAAATGATACGACCCGTATGTGATTTAATTCTATCAGTTTGAGTTTTAGGAAGACTGTCATGTACTTGAGCAGCTTTGCTATTCAAGTTTGCAGATCTCACAAAACTACCTACGTCAATAACGTCGTCTATGTCTGCTTTCTTATCTAAAATAGTAGCAACTAAAACATCAGAGTTTTCTTTTATAGTATTACTGGCTTTTTTAGAAGCAATATGTTTAGTTCCGACATATGCTGCTGCAGCAACCGCTGTTACGGCAAGCGCGGCGACTACAACTTTTTTAGCGGTGCTCTTTTTGGATCGGTTTTCAGATTTCTCATCAGAGCTCGATGACGAGGACGATCCTGTACTAGATACTCGTGATTTTTTACTTGTAGATTTACGCTTGGAACCAGAGCCGCCTTCAAGGTCTTGATACGGACGATCACCAGAACCATAAGGATAACGGCCTGAATGATGTGGCGTTCCAAAGTGAACTAAATATGCCGCATGCAAAATAACTCCTTACCTGCTACTTGGCGCGCCTGAATAATAAGAACGTATATTTTTGATCGTTACTCCTGACGAGGCATCAATAACCTGAGCTACAGCTACGGTTGCTATAGCTGCGGCTGTACCATATGTATCGGAGCCTGAGTATTTCGTTACAAGCGTCTTAGCAGCAGCTGCTGCTACAGAACCCACAGCTATAGTTGTTGCCTGTCTTCGTTTTAAATCAGAAATAGTCTTTCCTTGAGAATAAGCTTTCTTTCCCTCATCATAAGAATGTCCTTGCTTCGTGCGTGAATATGCGGTTTTAAGTTCCGACTTCGCGGCCTTCTTAGCATTCTTAGCCTTATTCACATCCAGCTTAGTAGCGTCGCCAGACTTGTAACTGGCCTTTGTACTTTTGTAATTACTAGACGCTGTCTTATAAGCGCTCGACGCTTTATTATATCGGGCGAGGCCTTTTTGTGTATAAGTGCCATCATAATTCTGATAGCGTCTTACGCCCCATTTCATACCTAGTACGCCGTAGTGGCGTAATTCGTTGTTTTGCATTATGGCTCTCTCTCTAATAGCCGAATTTAAGCAGTAACATTGTATGTCTTAACCGGAAAGCTATCGTCATCACTAAAATGTATAGCCTCGTATTTGCCGGTGTCTTTATTAACACGCCTAACCGTGCTATCCGCGTACCCATCCGACGGTTGCATACTTTTGGGAATTGCATTAAAAATATAGTATCCAGATCCTGTTTTGCTAAGAGCGTCAACAACAAAGAGAATCTTGAAATCTGGTTCGTTCTTCTTAAATATCTCTATTGCGCTGTTCAAACTAACCACGGTGCTGCGCCTCCCATGCCTTTAGTTCGGAAATATTCAAGTCCCCATGTTTTTCATAAAGAGACCCGCGACCTTCTAAACGATTGTCAACAAAGTTTTTAATCTCTGAATAATTTATCTCAGCATTATCAGTTCTGAATATAGTTGTTGCGACCTCAGGATTCTTATACCACTTTTGAAATAAATTATCACGTACATTATAGGACGAATTCTGGGCATCTACAATTTTAATGTCGTTTCCAGTTTTTACCCAATTTATCCAGTGAGAACTACCTTCGTTCGTTACAAAAAGCATGCCTCTAGCGTTATCATCCGAGGTCATGTTCCGAATTTCGTCGCATACACCATCGTATACCGCTCGTGAACGTTCTGTATATAAAGACTGAAGTTTATTCCATGTCTTAAGTTTAGTGTCTATACTACTAGTGTTATCATAATGGTCATAAATATCATTGATTTGATTGGTTATATGATTGGATCGTTTGTCCAAGTTTTCTGTGACGCTTTTAATATCTTTATCATTTATCTTAAAAGCCCGTAACATATCAAGCTTAGTCGTGCCATTTGCTTTAGAACCTTTTGCTACTACGTCAAATCCCCGATTACGTAATTCGAACGCCGAGCAGCAAAGCCCACAATTAACTTGATAGCTGTGACCTTGCTTATAGTAGGGATTTACCTCTTTTAGACATTGGTTTAAAGACTCGGATTTATCTAAAACCCGTAAGCCTACATCGGCGCCAGCTTTCAATTCTCCAGTAAGATTACTAAGTTCACTAGCCGAACCCTTAGAGGAAAAATGCTTGTATCCAACATACGCCGCTGCTGCCGCTACAGTAACAACGCCAAGACCTATCAGAACTTTTTTCGTAGTACTCATTCCAGAACGTTCTTTAGTTTCAGACTTTTTATCTGTTGTAGTCTTACTAGATGAGTTCTTGCTAGAAGCTTTAGATGATCCTGTACTAGATACTCGTGACTTTTTACTTGTAGATTTACGCTTGGAACCAGATCTGCCTTCAAGGTCTTGATACGGACGGTCACCAGAGCCCCAAGGATAACGGCCTGAATGTCTAGGAGTTCCATAGTGGATAAGAAAATCATGGCACTGATTTCTATTCATCGCGTTCTCCCGTCAAAAGATTAATTCGCCATTCCAGCTCGCGGGCCTGATTATTCATTGAATCAAGGACAAAACTTGATGAAGGCGGGTCAAACAATATCTTTACTCTTAGATAGACATAGCTCTTAACAGCCTCGACCAAAATGTCGTTTGTAACAAAATCATTCCATTTTGAATCGGCACCTGAGATGAGAAAGCCCTCCTCGGGCCCAACGCCTATTTGTGTGAGGATCATCAACACGGAGTTGATGTGTATGATGATGTCTGTATCGAAGTGTTCATAGTCCTCTCCGATACCTAGCATCTTCTTTACTGAATCGAGTATGCTATCCATGAGTAACTCTATTCTACGTATTCAGCTTTTACGAAGCCTTCTACTCCAGCTGAGGTTGTCACCATATACCAATCTTCTGTTTCGTCAAGAACCTCTAGTTCGGTGTTCTTCTTGAGTACTACAATTACTTCTCCGTCAATGTCAGAGCGAAGATTTAGTTGTGGAACGGTTACTTTAACGTGACGAACCTCTTCGTGAGTGATCTCTGGTTCTTCAACAGTCTCTTCGGTAACTTCATCAATGGTTTCTTCTACAGGATCCTGTTCATTTGCGAACTGTGTGTAATCAGTCATTAGTTACTCCTTACAGCCAAGGGCATGTGTCGTTAGGTTTTCGTTCTGCTAGCTTATAACGGCGTAGTATACTTTCGTCGCCATAATGTATAGCGTTGTGTGTGTCAAGTGATACTGTGATTAGATACTCCGGATCACAAACAATGTCTCGGCCAAATTCTAGATCTTGTTGCGTGATAGGGTTCATGTGGTGAACTAGTAGATTTCGTCTAATCTCATGGTCTTCTATCCCTAAGTCGCAACCGTTATCTCGAATTATCACTTGATCTCTAGCACGTTTCCATTCCGGAGAGGCATAGAAAGCCTGATTCAAATATCGGCTCGATCCGAATGTAGTCTCACCGACAGTACCAACTAGTTTCAAATATCGAAAGCGCTCCTCGAATGTAGAGAGCTTTACTAATTCGGAATATCTTCTAATCTTCATCGCTATCGTGTCCAGTGTACGAACGCATAGCTTGAATCGCATTAGAATATAATTCTTCTATTTGTTTAGCTGATTGGATGGACTCGGTTTTAGCCTGAAGTAACTCGTTCTCATGAATAAGTTTCTCTTTTTCAAGCTGAGTCTTCGTTGTACCTAGCTTCAAGTAGTGAGAAATAACTTGTGAAGAAGCGGTTCCTTCACGTAGTTGCTTCTCCGCTAGGTCTACAGCTAAGGATATCATCTGATTCTCTCTGGCTTCAGGAGTTTTAGCCGGAGGTCGCTTAGGAGTTGCCTCTTTTTCGCGTTTTGTTCTGGCCAAAATATATCACCTCACTAATTATGCCAGTGGTTTACATAGAAAATATAGCACTTCCTTAGAGTTTGTGAATACTTTCCAGAAGCGAACCCTACCAATTTGGAGGGATCTACTCTTGAAAGGAGGACTTACTGTGAGACAAAACCGAAAGGAATGCTAAATCGGTAGGGCTCAATCCTGGAAAATATCCCCCGGAGAATTTCCAAGG